GGTCAAGTCGGATGTCTCCATCCTTGCCGACATAATCGAAGACCTTGTGTGGAGTTCGACGAACCGATTTGATATTTCCGTGAGCTCCAAAGTAATCGAACGCAGTAGCCGAGTTGATAGAGACAATCTTGTCGAAGCCAAGATAAACGTGGTAATGGACTCCTCCATCCGCATGGCGCTCTCGTCCGAGTCTACAGCATAGAGGATTGCCATAATCCGCTGTGACACGTTCAATGAAAGGAGTTCCATCGTCGAATCGGGGTTGGACATTTTCAGAGACTTGGGGAAACGTAATGATGAAGTTCCTAGCTCGGCAGCGAAAACGAGGCATTTTAAACTGCGGGTCACGTGGATGGTCACGAAGGGAGAGAACTGGTAATATTATTTCTCTCCCTATAGCAGTTTGACCATTTGACCATTGCTGCCTATAAATACCCCTCATCCCCCTTGCGGTGAGGGATTTTTTGCTAATCAAAAAATGGCTTTCCGTTCGCGCTTTGGTCGCCGCCGCACGGGCCGCTCGTACCGTCGACGTGGCAACACCCGTTCAAACCGTCGTCAGACGTCGGGTAGAGGCGGGTACAACCGCCGTCGTTATGGTGGTCGTCGTCGCAAAATGACTTCTCGTCGCGTCCGTGACATTGCGTCGAGGAAGAAATATGACACCATTTTTGGTGCTACACAAAATACTGTTGGTGCTAGTGGGCAGGCTACGCTTGTCGCTGGCACGAATTACTACCTTTGGTGTCCTACGTGGCGTCAACGCCGCCCGAGTTCTACAGACGAGCACGTCCGAGCTAATCAGGAAGTGTATATGCGGGGCATAAAGGATCGTGTGATGGTGTCTGCCGCGTTCTCCCTTATACACCGTCGTGTGTGTTTTTGGTCACACCGCCGCATTGATGATGCACGGCCCTTCGTGATGGAGAATCCCGACGTGATAGATGCTCCTCCTTATCAGCGTCGCAATCTGGTTGCTCTCTATCCTAATTTGGATGAGGAGTTGTTCGAGTACCTCTTCAAGGGTACCGTTGGGTTCGATTACTCCGAGAATTCCCGATGGGATACCCCACTCGATAATAAGCGATTGAAGGTTGTTTATGATCATCAGTATACGGTGACTCCGAACTATGCTCCCAATGAGGGTGCTCAGTTTGGGAAGACTTTGACTAGAAAGTTGTGGCACCCAATTAATAAGAAGATTATGTACGATGATGATGAAGAGGGTGCTGACGTGGCCGGTTCTGGTTGGTCAGCTAATACCCCTGAGAGTTTGGGTAACTATTACGTGTTGGATATATTTTCTACTGGTCAGCATATTGAAGGATCTACGGATACTGTGGGAACGTTTATGCCCGAATCGACAACTTATTGGCATGAGGCTAGCTAGATACAATGCATATTGGATCCACCACATGAATTATGTCACAGTTGTACATCAACCATTCGTAGTCCACCCCTTTAGCGAAGTGTGGGTCCTCGTTCATGCACATGATTGAGGGTTTGCCCCAGTAGATCGTTCGCTTCTTTCGGTACTTGTCCGTGATGACGAATTGTTTCTGTGCGCCTAGCCATCCCTTGTATGAGTGAAAGTACTCGAATCCTCCCTGGATGTCGTCGAAGACGGCGTATTTACAATCGTCGGTGAATTCATCCATGTTGAATTGGAGGTTGAAGTATGCGTGTTCACCGAGTGATCTGGCGTATAACGTCTTTCCGGTTCTCGTTGGTCCCCATAGAATGAGTGATTTAACTCTGCCCAAGTAAGGATCAGTAATGGGGTTCGGGGCGAAGCCCTGAAGCGGACAAGATTTGATCGTGCGAGGACGCTACGTCGGCCGCAGCGCCACCAGACTTACCTCTCGGGTCTACAGTCCCCAATGGCTGCCTGATTCTCCCACTGGGTGATCTCAGGATAGCGTTCTCTCTCCACAGTGATAGGCGGGGCCTGGTATTCCGGCTTCTCCTCGGGGTAATAAAGATTGGCGTATTCGAGGATGCGTTGATTGGATAGCAACCAATCTCTTGGAGCCTGCTCACGTACCGCTGACAGAAATGATTCTTTAGTGTCGCAGCTGATGATATCAGACCACTTATTTGAATCAGACCCGTCACGTGAGCGAGCCTCTGCTGGTGGCTCCCCGTGGTCAAGTCGGATGTCTCCATCCTTGCCGACATAATCGAAGACCTTGTGTGGAGTTCGACGAACCGATTTGATATTTCCGTGAGCTCCAAAGTAATCG